AGTATTGCTCCTCAACTCAGACCATTTGGTCGTTGCCCAGTCTTTCGCTTGACTGGCTTTTGTTTGGATCGTAGTCGCTGCGCTAGACATTTTTTCGCTTACCGTATTCACAACACCAGTAAACTTTTCTTTGGTAGAATTGTATATTTCGCTAGCTTTGGTAGTCACTGCATTCTTAGCTGCTTCCCATTTCTCAGAAGTCCATTTTTTGACACTTTCCCATGCATTTGAAGTGGCTGTTTTTATACCTTCCCACTTTTCACCGATCCAACTAGCCAGTTGTCCCGCCTTTTCCTTGATGGTATCCCAGTTCTGCCATAGTGCAACACCAACAGCGACGGCTGCAGCGACAGCTACAGTTAATGGGCCTCCTAGAAATGCAATTAGACTCCCAATTGCTCCTCCCACTGCACTAAGAACAGTGCTTAAGCTACCTATCGCACTCAACGCTGAAAACAATTTGCCAATAATCTCAATTACAATTGCTAAGGTACCAATTATCTTGATAGTTGCTGCAAACGTTGCGAAGATCGTGACGAATGTTGAGAACACTTCTTGATGTTCTTTGATCCAATTTCCGATACTAGATAGGACTTTTCCAAGGCCTTCTAACACACTGACAATAACACCGCCAGTCCATTCAGCAATTGGTTTTAATACTGAATTCCATAAGAAGTCGAAAGCAGGCTTAAACCCTTCTAATATTCCGTTCAACAACTCTACTGCTCCACTTAACGCTTTCAGGAAGGCGGGTATCAGATCCTGAATCGTATAGCTAGCGAGTGGTAGTAGTACATTCTTGTAGAACCATTCCAAGCCGTCTCCAATGTTTTTGGTCAGCGGCTGAATAGCTTTTAGTAATCCGTTAATTGAATCTAATAGCGGTCTAAAATCAAGCTTTTTCGCCCATTCCGCCGTCGCTCCTGTCATCCTATTGATCGTGCCTAAAATCGTATCCAGAATCTTCATGATCCCTTCAAAGATTTTTTGTCCTCGACTGTTCTCATCCCAAGCAGTTCTGAAACTCTTCGCTAAATTCCCAACTGTATTAAAGATATTTTTTATAATATCCATGATGTTGGCTAAAATGCTTTCGCCTATTCCACTTGCAAAAGCTTTGTCATAAGCAGTCGTGATCGAGTTGATCAACTTCAAGACTTCAATTAGCGCGTTGAAAATAGATTGAATCAATGCGGTTCCGCGTCCATTGTCGTTCCAAGCGTTTTGGAAAGCTTTTCCCACTGTCTCAAGCAAATGGAAAATATTGGTGTACATTTCAATTAGTTGTCGAGCAACTTCAATTCCTGTTCCATTGTTCCAAACATTTCGGAAAGATTCCGCAATATCATGTAGCACCTCTAACCATTGATTCAACGCATCAAAGATTTGCTGAATCAATTTTGTCCCTCGTCCGTTTTCTTCCCAAGCGATCCTGAAGGCCCGGGCGATATCGCCAATGATGTATAGCACATCACCCAAAAGTATCAATAGGTTTTCAACGAACTTTTGACCAGTACCATTTGTCCATACTTCCATGAAGGACTTCCCAATTGCACCAATCAACTTGCCTATTTCTGATAGCGAATATTTGAACGCGTCCATGACACGTTGACCTTGCGCATCCCAAGCTTTCTTTATTGGATCAAAGAGTTTTGACATGATGTCTTTAAACTTCTTAGCAAAATCAGTCAACCATTTCGGAGTCTCTGGTACTGTAGCGTTTCCGAAATCCGCCCAAGGCGCCCCACCACCACCTGAAGGTGATTTAGGTCGATCAGGTATTTCTTGTGGTATGAACTCTTCTGGTTCGTAATCATCCATACCATCATCAAAATCTAAAGTATTGATTTCATCGAATCCCATCAACATCTGTTTCAATTTCGCAGCTGCTTTTCTCGCTTTCTCGGATGCCGCGTGTTGTTTCTTCATTTGTTCGTTCGATTGTTTAATAGACTCAGCCATATCATCATAGCCATCATCTACGTCAGCGGCGGCCGAAGAATTGTCTTCCATAGCTTGAACATTATCCATTAAGCCTTGCGCTCCGCTAAAAGCGTCTCCGATCTTTACTCCAAACAGCGCAGAGACAAATCCCGCAATATAACCAGTTACTTTAGCCAAGCCCGACATCAAAGCGTTTAATGCAGGAAGAATTGCCTGGTAAATTGGATAAAAAGCAGTTAGTAAATTAACCTTGATCTGATTCAACGATGCTGAAAACTGCGTATTTGTTTGTAATGCTTTCCATAGGCCTCCGACAAGAGTCATGATGCCTTGATACAAGAAGGTGAAGAGGAACAATTGAGACCAGAGCATCTTCATAGACATCCCGAATCCTCTCATGCCTTTCGACATTCTTGAGGTTCCATTTGTCACTTGATTCGATTGATTAGAGAAAATGGAACCCATCCGACCTATTCCGCTTTTAAAAGTGTTACCAACGCTGCTGAACATCCCTTTTAAGCGTCCGAACAAGCCCTGAGAAGTCTTTGATTGGCCCGATAGATTTCGCATCCCATTCGATGCCATAGCTGACTTGGTAGCTGTTTGCCCTAGTTCAGTATTCAATCCAGCTAAAGCCTTCTTCAGCATCCCCGAACGATCATCCATAGAGCCAAGCTGTTGCATCAATTTGTCATTTTCAGCAATCAACTTCTGCATTCTAGTTTCTAGTTTAGAGATTTCTCCGGAAGTCTTTGTAGAAGATTTTGTATCTTCATACCCAGAAGTTTGCCAACCTTTTTTCCCAAATGAGCCCTTCTCAATCTGTTGTTGTTTCATCAAGTCTTGAAGCGATTTGACCTTCGTTCTCATTCGTTCAATTTGTGCTTCGTTCTGCTGCATCTGTTGTTCGCCGCGCTTTATAGAAGATGGTATTGCATCATATTCAGCTTTCATTTTCCGCACAATAGCCTGCGCATCACCTTGTGCTTTATTCATCTGAATTTGAGCGCTAGCAATCTTTTCATCGATTCTGCTAGCTACTTTACCATCTCCTGACCATGCGGCTCCATTCCGATCGCTTTGCAGATTTGAAATCTTTTGTTGTGCAGCTCTTGCCTGTTGCATCTTGATATTCACTTTATCAATCTGAGATTGGACATCTTGAGACATTTTCGAAACGCCTTTAGATACGCCGCTGGATAATGCAGATCCTGTTTTTTTCCCCGAGTCACTAGCAGCTTGTTCCATCTTCGAAAAGTTTTTTTCTACTGAGCTTGTTAACTTCTCAAGATTTTTATTCATCTTTTCAAAGCCAACATTTGATGACAAATCTTTTTCAACCGATTCTGTGCCTTTGTTCGTGATGGAGGATAGCTTCCCCATTGCTTTTTCCATAGAGGAAATGAATGGTGCCATCTTTTCCTCTACTCTTTCGATATTGGCATCAAAAATTATTTCGAGAGTTTCTAATTCCATTTGCTATCCCCCTTCCTTTTTCTTGGCATTAGTTCGTTTGATTGCCGCAGCGAGTTGCATCATGTTTGCTTTCTGAGCCATCCACTTTTTGTCTTCCGCTGAAACTTGCGCTCCGTTGGCGACTGACCCGTCAAGATTTTCATTAGATTGAGTATCTTCAAAGAAGTCATAGACCTTTTCAATCGCAGGCGTGTTTTTAGGATCGTTAAACGAATAAGCATTCAGGCGTGCAAGTTTATAGTCCATGATCGCTTTTTCTTTCATTTCGCGTTCACGGACCTTTTTGTTCGCTGTCGCTTGCACAATGATTTCTTCTAAGGTCATTGACCAATATTTGTCGGCAGGTATGCCCGCTTCAACAGCGGGCTCATACATCGCTACGAAGAGTTCAGAAAGAGAAGAAAAAGAGTTTATACTAGACTCGTGTCCTTCTTGTCCGCTTCTTCCTCCGGTTCGTCCTCGTCGCTCTCGAAAAAACCTGCTTTTTCCATTAAATCCTGAATAGTTTCCATCAATTTGGTCATTGAACCACCACCGCTAATGTACTCGTCGTAAAGAGCTGGCATGTCCTTCATCTTGATTCCGTGGTTCATGTTTGCTGAATGTAGGATAATTAACATTTCGCCTAAACGTGGCATCTTAAATCCGCCATTACTTGTCATCATGATTCCGAATAATGATTTACCAATTTGTTTTTCAATATCAACAGTCGCTTGTCCTGTTAAGTTTAATTCAAGTGTTTTTGATCCGAATTCAAAAGTTACTGGTTTCATCTAATATTTCCTCCTAGTTAAATATAAAAATAAGGACTAGGTTTCCCCAGCCCTATAAACATTTGCTATGCAGTTGGCACGAAATCAGGTCCATCAGATACAACGATAGACAACGTGAAGGCTAATGCTCCATTTACTTCTGCGCCGCCCATTTTAACAGTCGGCTGACCTTTGAACGTAAACTTAGAGCCATCAGGAAAAGCTAGTTCCCAGTCCGCTTTCGTATCATTTGCTTGTAGGGCCTCCAATGCACCAAATACAGCAGCGTCAAATAAAACACCGAATTCTAACGTATCTACGTCCTGTAGTCCGGCAATGTAGCGCTTCTTGCTATCTGACAAATCAGTAACTTCGACCTGCTCTGGATCTCCGCCTACATCCGGTGTGCTTTGTAACCCTTCTACATTCGTAAAACTAGAACCTGTTGTTTTATATCCTAATTTTGTGCCTTTAGATAAAAGGCCCCGTTCTCCAGCAAACATCTGTAAGTCTAGAGAAAATAATTTGATGTTTTTCATGTGTCTTCCTCCTAATGTGTGACCAGCAGAGTTTTATTATTTACAATGCCAGTAAATTTTAATTGCACGCGAAAAAGACCATCGACATTTCCGTCGTTGGCCTCTTCGTTTTTAAATCCTATTTCACTCATCGCGGTAATTACTTTTTCAGATAAATCACTCAGTGGACTCCGGCTGTCATAAAGTTCAATATTGACAGTCCAATGAGTTAGTACTTCGTTCATCGATAAATCTTGTCTGTCAGGCTTCGCTTTAGTTGAATACACTGCCGCTGGGAACGTAGCCCATTCTTTCGGAGTGATGGAGCTGATTTTTTTCAACTCGCTAACTCCTTTTAGCGCTTCAACTAAGTCGGGTTTTATGTTGTATCTACTTGCCAAGTCTCTTCAATCCTTCCTTTACTCGATCGATATAGTAGTTAGGTATATCGTCGATTATTTCTTCTAAAGAAGGATAGAGCCAAGGTCTTGCAGGTTGACCGCGTGTCATATAGAATTCATTTCCGTTAATTAAGATTTTGGGAATTCCATACACAGCTTCTAAGTCAACTGAGACTAGATGAACAGGAATAAACCATCGCTCTGTTGTGTAAGTCGGATTAATACCAGGCGGCAAGTCTTTAGTTGATTCAGCACCAACAGGACCTGTACCAAACTCTCGAAAGATTGCCTGAATCTTGTCCGACCATACTCGTCCAACAATATTGCCTGATCCGTCGATTACAACCTCTTGTTTGACCGAACCGGCCAACTCACCAGAACCGTGCTTAATTGATGATTGAAGCTTACTACTCGCTCTTGCTACAACTTCATCTACAATATCGAAGGTCGCATCAAAGGTAGCATCTTCAATCACTTTAGGAGTAGCTTTGAGCTTTGACTTCAAGCTATCCCAGCCTTTAAATTCAACACCCATAAGCTACACCCTTTCTAACATAATATTTTTGTGTTGTGAGAATTCTTGAATAGAAATGATTTTAAAATCGGGATCGGCGTCCTTATCAACGAAAACACAGACACCGTCACCTTCATTTTCGCCTTCGTTAATCAAATCACCTTGATACTTGCATGATTTGATGTATGGTAGTCTTTCTCCATACAACTCGACAGCCATCTTTCCTCCAGCCGATTGGACATTCATTTGAAATGTCGATCGCTGTTTCGAAAAATCACTTAATGCATTTCCTTCTTCATCTTTAGTGATGATTCGCTTTTTTAAATAGCACGTTCTTAAATCTCTTTGTCTCAAGCGCATGCAAAAACCGCCTTTCTATTTTTTAGAATCGGCGGCCATTTCGTCTAAGATTTCTGCTTTTGATTTAGTAGCTTTAATACATGGAGACCCTGCATCGTTATTTGCAGAACTCAATATTTTGATTCGCTCCTTAGATGGATTTACTTCCGAATCTTTGTGAGGATATACCTGTCCAATTTTATAGACACGGCCATCATCATCGGCATCGGCAAAAGTTCGAATAACTTTGTAAGCCATTTGATCACTCCTTATTCCTTATAATGATTTTACATTTGCTAATCTGTATCGGTTTAACTTTGACTGAATACGTTTAGGAATACCGATTTCGAACGATTGCGACACTCCGCCTTCCGTTCTGGCGGTCTCACCTTCATTTCCCTCAGTATTCCGTCTAAAAATGTACAGGTCCTTAACAGATGAGCTCATGTTTCCTATAATAGTGTCCCGATTACAGTAATCTAACGCATCAATCATTGCGTCTTTTACATCATCTGCTAATACAGCTAATTCAGTTGCATCAAGAATTGAAAACTTACGTGCTAATTCTTCCTGTAGCAAATCTATCGCTTTTTGATTAGTTGGATTCATACGATCACATCCTAAATTGTTACTCCTTTTTCAACCATAAGTCGAATCAGTTCATCGCGATCGATAGTCTCTGAAAATTCGATACCTGCTGATTGGAGAGCTTTTTTCATGCTGTCACTACGGACGCCCTTGAATTGATCAGCCATATCCGCTGTTTCTTTTTCTTCCGGTTGTTGAGATTCAATTTTTTGGATAAACGCTACTTTGCCGTTGACTGCTTTTTCAGCCAAGTAGTTAACACGATCCTGATTCACTTCATTAGAAAAAGGATAGTCATCACCCTTTTTATAGTGATGACTATCCTCAATAAATTCGGATAATACTTTATACATTCAATTCCCTCCAATTCTAAGGCTTCGCGACAGCATCCAAAATGAATACTTTTTCCATATTTTCAAAAGTTGGCATCGAAAGCATAGACACTTTCGTTTCAACAGTCACTGGATCTTCTTCGGTCATAGTTGTGATAGCTACACCAGTATCCACGATTGATACATTTGATTTCCCATTGGTCATCAAGTCAGATTCTTCTGGCGTAGTAGCAAATGCTGTCGTTCCAAGCGCTGTACCTGGTAATAATGCAAACTTATCATCCGGGATATACTTAGTAGCCACCCCAGCTTCATTTTCATACATTTTATCGTAAAGAACGATATCAATGGCCAACTCATTGCGGAAGTAATCAATAACTTTTTGACGCCCTAAGATGATGTCACCACCTCCGAAAACCGAAATTGTTTTATTCAACTTACGATTGGCAACAATCTTATTTAGTGTTGCTAAATTAGTTACCGCTCGAGTTGGAGTTTCACCAGTATCCAACTGGATTTTTTCAATACCCGTTTGGATATCATAAAAAGGATCGGCGTTGTCTGCATCAGACCAAGATACTTTGGCATTTCCCATATGTCCCTTATTAAAGTCATAATCAACCTCATATTCTTGCCCATTCCCTGAGATTTTTAATTTACCTGTCATCATTAATTGCATACGAGCAATTTCACGAGTAACAGCAGCTGCATGTGTAAGATCAGTCACATCATCAAAAATTTTGTTCATGATTGTGTCAATCATAATCGTGTTTCCAGAAGCTAAAACTAAGTTAAGTTGCTGACGTAAATCTTCATCAATGTATTTTGATTCTTTGAAGAAACCAAGTTTCGTTAATACCTTGTCAAATTCTTTACGTCCTCTTGGAATCGCTCTAGCGCCAAAGGCTGATGGTTTCAACATCTTAGGAGCTCCAGTTCCACCCTTCACCCACTTAATCTCAGTACCAAGTTGTTTATCCGCTGGGAAAAGCTCATCCCCTAAAAATGGTGGTAAAACCTGCTGTTTCTCAGTCCAATAAGCCGCGACTTCTTGAGAAGTAACCATACTATAGATTGATTGGTTAGCGAATAATTGTAAGTTCAATGGTAAGTTCAATGTCATGTCTTTATCCTCCTTAGGCATTTCGTTTCACGAAAGTGACTTTGCTATCTAATGCGGTTTTAGCGTCTGCTTCAATTGTCAAAGCTGTATCCAAGCGATTCTCGTTAACAAACCCGAAAACTAGAACGGTTCCGTTCTGGGTTCCGGCTGTGACATCTACGTCATA